TAAATGCGTTGTAAACTTGCCCTTAACAAACTTATTGGTTACCTTAACGGTAAAATATACGCCACTGATAGCATCACTGCGACGAAGCTCCATGCGATCCTGTGCATCAACACTAACTGCTGGCACTTGTGCTTCAAAGTAAATGAATGGTAGCCAAGTATGTGTACCAGCCTTTTTTCGCTTTTCAGCCATCATATCATCTGTTAGCTGATTCTTTTCATATTCCCAAACATCTTCTTCCCAAGGCGGTGTCCCTGCTTTACCTGGGATCTGCATTAGATAGTAAGGGTCACCGACTACATCTAGTCCTAGCTTAACCATTTCGCCACTACCAGATAAGTTTGCACCAATTTGTTTGTAGATACTATACTCGTGTGCGTTTTCCTCTGACAATGCACCTTGTTGAGTGTTTTGATTAATGCCAACGTTCATGTGATAGAACTGCGGCATGTGTGGATACCACCCCTTTTTAGGAGCGATTGAATTTGTTTTAGCATCATACTCTGCATCTTCGGCATACGTAGCAGAGTTTCTATTAATTCTATTGTTAATTGTTTTTGCATCATTGCATGCAATTGCTTTTGTTTTGTCAGCAGGTGACTTTTCTTTTGCGGTGGCAATTGTTTGCATCGGCGCGACTGCTTTACCTGTCTCGTTGTTAATCCATAGTGGTCGAACGTTTCGCCACATGTTATCTAGTTTAATGTTAGTACCAATCACCTCAGCATTTTCGCCGGTGTAGATCCACTTATAAACTTTTCTTAATAAGCCCTTTTTAACCCAGTTTTCAACTCGCTTGTCTCTGTTTGCTGGGTCCTGTGCATCTTTGTATTCCTGCGGACTAATAATGTTTCTAGGATCTTCTTTGGTAGTAATAAAGAGATGCACTTCTTTTGCTGCTGCCCCAAGTTTATCGTCAAAGGAATACACTTCACTTTCCTCAACGTTTTTTGCACCTGGGATAATAACAAGGTTGCGTGGCACAATATGGGCAGTATCTGGCTTTGTGTCAGGGTTGTTGTAATCTTTCTTCTCAGGAATCCTATGAAGAAACTTCATTAAGTCTTTGCTGTTAGCTAGCGCACCTAAGATAAATGTTTGAATTGTCTGGCCAGGTTGTGCTTGCATTTCGCCGCGGCCAATTAACCACGACCATGTTTGTCTTGACCAAAATCCTGATGATACTTTTATGTTTGTAATATCCTTGTGTGCAGAAATTACATACTTGTGAGGTACGCATCGTAATCCTGCTTTTACTTTATCTTCTTCGCGCTCGTTTAACGCTTTCTCAAGTTCTTTACAAAATGAGCCAATTGTCTCTGGGGAGCCAATCATTCTAAAACCTTGCTCTAGAGTCATAAAGTCTGGAGTCAATGACAAGCCGCCTGTTGCAACTAAATCAAAGTCGTAAGTAGAACCTTTAAAATCTAACATCATGTCAAGTTTAGTTAAATTAACATACCACTTGAATGTTAGTTCTTCATCGTCCCATCCTTTGCATGTAACAGGCAAATCTGTTGAAGTATCAAACCCTGTAAAGGAAATTTCTAGCATGTACACTGCATCTGCTGTTGTCTTGTATCCGAGATCAAATGCTGCCAGGCTCATTGCTTCAATTAGTCGGCCACCAACAGGCTCAACAAGTTTGCCTTTCATTGATACTGGTAGCTGATTAATATAGTGCCCAGTGTTATTGCCAGCACCGGCATATTCCATAATTAATTCTTCTAAGTAAATGCTACCGGCTCCGCCTGTTTCCCAAATAACAATGCCGCGCTTAAAGTCATAACTTCTGTTGTCACGTGTCTTAGCACTTTCGCCAGCTGGCATCATTGTAAGACGAGTGTTGTATGTTACGTTACGATAATTTTGTAACGGGTTATAATGAATGTCCGGCAAGCCGACATTATCGTTGTAAGTTGGTTTATCTGCCATTAGACTACTCCAGCAACGTCAGCTTTGCTTAAAACTCTAAGTACCATCCCTGCCTTAAGATCTCGAATAGGATCTTTAAGCTGGTTCCTATTAATTAAAACAATCGTCCACCAGTAATTGCTGTTTCCGTATAATGCATAACTTAGCAAGTCAGGGCGGTGCTCAAACTTTGGCTCAACTACAAGTGTTTCTGTTTTCTTGTTGCCTACTAACTCCGCAGCCGTCGGCAATACTGCCAGATCTAAATAAAAGTCTGTAATAGGTGTACTGCTATATTGATTGTTACCTGTTGCCATATCAGATGTATCCGTTTCCTAAAAGTTTGCCAGTGTAGAAACCTTCTAGTGTATATTCTTTAACTGCTTCGACTGCGTTCATTTGCACAATTAACGAAACTGACATTTCAAACAAAACAGGAACACTTTGTCGTCCACCAAATGTGTCAACTGTAATATAGTCAACATCGTTAGGATAGTCGTACTGAAAAGTTTTAACAACCACTGGTGTGTTGTTGTATAAGCCATGAGCATTTAATCTACCAATTGGCGGTGGCGTACCTTTGTTCTTATCTTCGCGGCCATAGAACATACTAGTAGCAGAGCGTAGCAAATGAATTGCATTTAAAGTTTTCATTGCTTCTTCTTCTGTTCGACTAATCCAAGGGCCACTGATAGTAATCGTAGGAGTAGAACGGTTACCAAATGCGCTAGGTTGATAGTTTGTGTGTTGCAGTTCCCAAGTACTGTAATTTACTTCAATGCTTTGGTTAATTTTTGGGGTGGTAGGCCATTCTAAAATGTGTCGTGTGCCAGGCCCGGTGTATGTTGTTGATCGTGGGTCATTGGCAGCATTTTTTCGGCCGCTATCATCTGTTGTGCCCATTTCGGCAAACGCCTTAAATTCGATAGAGACTTTGCTGTCTAAATTTGCCACAATATTATCCTAACTTAGCGTCAAATATACGCTTGATCTTTTGCACAAGTGCTCCGCCATTTGGATAAAGTTCGTGTAAGATTGCTTCGCGACCTGCATCGTCTGCTGCCTTATACATATTGCGAATTTGACTTGCGCTGTTAATTGTCTTGCCGCCGATGCTAAACTGCACATCTCGCACAGGGAAAATGTAAGCATGGCCAGCACGTGAACCATCAGGATTCTTTTGATTACTGAACGGTTGTAAATTTTTGCCAGTGTATGGCTGGAAGTAACTAGGAGTACCGTCTTTCAATGGTTTAAAAGCAAAGCGCGGGTCTTCTTGCATATCTTTTTGGCCTACGCCAAATACCATAGCATCGTTATTTGGATCAAGATTTAACTTTGCTGGTAAGTTTACTGGGGCATATGGTACTGTTTCTTCAACAATATTTGCCGCAGGTACACCAGCAGCCTGCATCATAACTCGCTTTTCTTCAAACGTAAACGGGCTTTTTTCCGGCTCTACCTTGCCACTGGTTGTGATGTAAGTATTGTTAGCGCCAAACTTGGCAGCTAATTCACGGAACACTTCAGCGTGTCCATGATGGAACGGATGGAAGCGTCCTGCGTACACAGCAACAACACGGGATTTAAGTTCATTGATCTTCATTAACGGTTTCTCCATACCTATTTACCGTTTTCATAATCTATGTACTTTACCATTGACAACGTTGTGTACTTTATGTTATAGTAGCACTACATTGGAGAAACTGTAAGTGTCAGATAAAACAACAACGATTTACCTAAAAAATAAAGATATTTTAGCCGAGATTCATCGTAGCAAAATGAGCTACTGTTGGAAAGAAAGCAGAGATTTTGAACAATACGATTACATTGTAACCGAACTTAAGAGCTTTCATAACCGAAAAACAAAAGCATGTCCCGAAGGAGCAGTAAACTTAGCCCGAGAAGCAAGAGCCGCAAGGATGCAACAACAGGCATATCAAGCTGCTATTGCAGAGTGGGAAGCTAATAACGGTAAAGCAAGTACCAAACCAAAACAAGATCAGTTTGAAGTAGATCCAAAAAAGATTCCTTTAACAGATCTTGTTGTCCGCGTTATGACATGGGACCACATTCCGTTAGAGCCTGGGCGCAAAAACAATCCTAAGAGTCTTGCTGACCATCGCAGTAAGGTAAACTTTCCCCCATTTAAGCACTTTGTACAAAACGAAGACGGTACGTGGAGGGAAGTACTTCGCAGTCATTGGAAAGGTGACTTGCAAACTGGCGAGTTCTGCGTTGATCACGGACAAATTACAAATCGCTTAGGTGCAATGTTTTTAAAACTATGTGAGCGTTATAGCTTACGAAGCAACTGGCGAGGTTATAGCTACGTTGATGAAATGCGCGGGCAAGCACTTATTCAGCTTACACAAATTGCGCTTCAATTCGACGAAGGCAAATCACAAAACCCGTTTGCTTACTATACTGCCGCAGTTACCAACAGCTTTACGCGAGTCCTTAACGTAGAAAAGCGCCAACGTGACATCCGCGATGACTTGCTACAAGACTCAGGACAAATGCCATCATGGACACGACAAATGGAAAGCCAGCAGGCACATATCGAAGGCATTGAGCGATTCAATGCTATGAAAGAATCTGAAGCAATTGCAGAAATTGAAGCAGATGATACAGTAGAGGCAACAAATGACTAATCCTTTCCGCGATCAGGAAAAATTTATGCGGGCCTGTGATCAAAGCACAGACTCATTCAATGCAGACCAGTTTAACATGTACTTAAAGTTAATCGAGGAAGAAGCAGATGAGTTAGGCGATGCTATTGCAGCTCATGACAAAGTAGAAACACTTGATGCACTCATTGACATTTTAGTTGTTACCATTGGTGCAATCCACAGTGCAGGCTTTGATGCAGAAGGCGCTTGGAAAGAAGTTATGAAAACTAACTTTGCTAAGATTGACAAAGAAACTGGCAAAGTTCGCAAACGTGAAGATGGCAAGGTCCTTAAGCCGTTGGGATGGACACCACCTGAACTTGAACCATTTTTAACAAAGGAGTGAGAAATGCATCATCCGGAAAGTCTTAAACGACACATTCATCATTTAGAAGAACGGCACTCTACTTTAGAGTCAGAGTTAACGATCCTAGAGCAGCATCATCAAAACGATACTCCAGTTGCTCAAATGATTAAAAAGAAAAAGTTAGTCATTAAAGATGAGCTAACTCGTTGTAGACACACCCTCGAAGGTATGTTACAATAAACCTATGACTCAATGTTTCCAAAAAGCAGTTTGCTTTACAGATATTCACTTTGGTTTGCGTAACAACAGCCGCAGTCACAATGATGACTGCGAAAACTTTGTTAAATGGATGACTGCCGAAGCTAAAAAGGAAGGTGCTGAAACATGCATCTTTCTCGGTGACTGGCACAATAACCGTTCTACAGTTAACGTTAGTACGCTAAACTATACAACATCAAACATCAAGTACCTATCAGAAAACTTTGAAAAGGTTTACTTGATCATGGGCAACCATGACTTAGCTTACAGAGAAAAGCGCGAGATTAACTCGCTTCCATTTGGCGGCTACTTAGACAACGTTGTTATTGTCAACGAGATGCTAACTGTTGGAGATATGACCATTGTTCCTTGGCTAGTCGGGGACGAATGGGAAAAGATGAAAAAGCTCAAAAGTAAATATGTGTTTGGACACTTTGAGTTGCCTCATTTCAAAATGAACGCTATGGTTGAAATGCCAGACCATGGCGGACTTAACGCAGGACACTTTCCAAATCAAGAGCTAGTGTTTTCAGGTCACTTCCACAAGCGCCAGCGTAAAGGCAATATTGTGTATATGGGCAATCCGTTCCCGCACAATTACGCAGATGCATGGGACGACGAGCGTGGATGTATGTTCTTAGAATACGGCGGAGAACCAGACTTTAGATCATGGCCGCAAGCTCCTAAGTTTAGAACGCTAACACTAACGCAAGCCATCGATCGCCACGAAGAACTGTTTGATGCACAAACATTTGCTCGCATTACAATTGATGTAGACATTAGCTACGAAGAAGCTAGCTACATCAAAGAGCAATGGGTTGAAAAATACAACATGCGTGAGCTCAGCTTGATTCCTGGTAAGAAGGATGATCACTCAACTGAGTGGGAAGGCGGAGAACTACAATTTGAATCTGTAGATGCTATTGTGCTAAATCAGATTCAAGCAATTGACTCTGATGTAATTGATCGACAAATACTAACACAGATTTACCAAGGACTAACAGCTTGATTAAGTTTAAGAATCTAACAATTAAAAACTTCATGAGCGTAGGCAATGTAACGCAAGGCTTACGCATGAACAAATACGGCTTAACCCTTGTTCTTGGTAACAACTTAGACATGGGCGGTGATGGTGCTCGCAACGGTGTAGGTAAAACTACTATGGTTAATGCGCTATCATATGCCATCTACGGCAACGCATTAACAAACATTCGCAAAGAAAACTTAATTAACAAGACCAACGGCAAAGCAATGTTGGTTACTGTTGAGTTTGAAAAGAATGGTGCCAAGTATAAGATTGAACGTGGTCGTAAACCTAACTTGTTAAAGTTTTATGTCGACGACCATGAGGTTAACGAAGCTGGCACAGATGAAGGCGCAGGTGAAAATCGTGTAACACAAGAACACATTGAGCGTGTAGTTGGCATGAGTAGCGAAATGTTCAAACATCTTGTTGCTTTAAACACCTATACACAGCCTTTCTTGGGTTTAAAGGCCAATGAACAGCGTGATATCATCGAAGAACTGCTAGGTATTACACAGCTAAGTGAAAAAGCTGACATTCTCAAAGAACAAATTAAAACAAGCAAGGAAAAGATTCGCGATGAAGAGTCGCGCATCAAGGCCCTGCAAGAAAGTAATGCTCGAGTTCAGTCAAGTATCAATGACTTGGAACGCAGATCGCTAGTATGGGCACAAAAACGAGAGTCAGACATTGTGACTCTTAATGCTGCTATCAACGAACTTGCAAGTACAGACATTGAAGCTGAGCTAGAAGCACATCGTGCGTTAGCTTTGTACAAAGAAAACGAAACTCGACTTAAACTAGCTAACAAAGAACTTGCAAACCGCCAGTCAAACGTTAAAAAGCTACAAGATGCATTAACTATTGCACAGAAAAGTCTTGCTGACATTGTAGAACATCGGTGCCCAAGTTGCGGACAAGACGTACACGATGCCCAACATGAGCAAATGAGTGCAAGCGCACAAGAAGCAGTTGAGCTAACCGTATCTGCGCTTCGAGAAGAACATGGCTACTTGGCACAAGCTGACATTGTCGTTCGTTCTATTGAACTAGGCGATAAACCTAAAACAAGGTACCCTAGTGTCGAAGATGCAATGTCCCACAAAAACAACCTAGAAAATCTTCAGAGGCAACTTGAAACAAGGATCGTCGAAAATGACCCTTATCAAGAACAAATTGAAAGTCTTAAGAATACTGCTCTAGCCGAAATCAGTTGGGATACTATTAACAACACTACAAAGTTGCTAGAGCACCAAGATTTCTTGCTAAAACTGCTTACTAGCAAAGACTCATTTGTCCGAAAGCGTATTATTGAGCAAAATATTGCATATTTGAATCACAGACTAGGCTACTACTTGGATAAGTTACAATTACCGCATCAAGTTGTTTTCAGAAGCGACTTAGAAGTAGACATTAGCCAGCTAGGCCAAAGTTTCGATTTTGATAACTTAAGCCGAGGCGAGCGCAATCGACTAATTCTAGCAATGAGCTGGAGTTTCCGAGATGTTTATGAAAGCTTCACTGAGCCAATGAACTTAATGTTTATCGACGAGCTAGTTGATAGCGGTATGGATAGTGTAGGCATTGAAAATGCAATGTCTGTACTAAAAGCCATGGGACGAGAAATGAATCGAAACATCTTCCTAATCAGTCATAGAGACGAATTAGCAGGACGAGTCAACAACGTGCTTATGGTTGTTAAGGAAAACGGATTCACAACACTTGATACTGATACTCAAGTGAATGAAATTAACTAAAGGAAATATTATGTCAAATCACCAAACACTAGTAGAGCAATTTGAAGCCTACATCGCAGAAAACGCAAAATTTACCGAGAAGGGTGTTAAGGCATCAGCTGCTCGTGCTCGCAAGGCACTACAGGAAATGAGCAAGGCAATCAAAGAGCGTCGTAAAGAGATTACCGCCGAGAAAGAAGCCCTTGCAGCCAAGTAATGACATGGCTTTACGACAATAAGGTTGTAGAGTCATTACCTGAAGATTGTGTTGGGTTTGTATATCTTATTACAAACCTGACCAACAACAGAAAGTACGTAGGGAAGAAACTTGCAAAATTTTCTAAAACTACGTACCGTGTTGTCAAACTTAAAAATGGCACTAAAAAGCGGAAGAAGATTAAAAGTAAGATCGATTCCGATTGGCAAGATTATTATGGCTCCAGCGTAGAACTTTTGGCAGACTTGGCTAACTTAGGCACTGATAAATTCAAGAGAGAAATATTACACTATTGCACATCAAAGGCCGCATGCTCATACATCGAAGCAAGAGAACAATTTGACAGAAAAGTACTAGAATCTACAGACTACTACAACGGCATTATCAATTTAAAAGTACATAAAAATCACGTATTTGGCAAACTATAAACACCTACTTAACTTGCTGAAAACATTGATAAATCTAGTATATCACTCCGGCTAATACCAACTCCCCTATACTCATTTACTACTGATAGGCTTGTGCAGCCGGTTAGATCATGCACCCATAAAACCTGGCCCTAGGGTGGCGCAGGGGAAGGAAATTCCGTCGCAGTAGCGGAGACTCAGCACCACTATCCTTAACAGGACGCAATTCATGGTATGAAAAGAATTGGTGTGAGTATAGTAATACCGGAAAGAGCAGGCAATGGTGAACTATTACAACCTGCATATTGCACACGTTATTTCAATTAGGTGTGTGCAGTAGCGTCATAATAAGAAAAGCGTAAAAGGGTACAGCGTGACC